TACTAGAGGTGTGCGACGTAGTGCACAGGTAGTAGGCGTAGTCATCTACTACAACAATGTCACCAAGAGCAAACACCGTAAGAGGTGTCCACGGACCACGAAACAGTGGAACGCCTAATAGCTGCAGTGTCCAGTAGGTAGGATTAGCTGTACGGTCGTCAGCAAAGGTGCCAGTTGCAGCGCTTGTATGTTGTACTAAACATCTATACAAATCACCAGTCTGCGCGTCAAATGTCCTATCGCCTATAACATACAAAGTACTATTCAACCACTCACCACGCACAGGCGGCGTGCCGAGTTGTAAGAACATACTATCAAGCTGGTTCCAGTTCGCATACTCATGTGTATGCCAACGTGGAGTGTCGAAGTTAATGAGTTTGAAGCCGTAGTTAGGAGTATAGCCGCGTATATTAGCTACCATCACATCGCCCCTCTCTACGAGCGGCGATTGAGCCATATATCTTCTTGTTTGTATAGTAAGCTAGATAGCACATTTTCTCTACTTTGTCAATAGCCTACATAGTAGTATCTACTAGCCGCGCACAACGCTTCCTTTCTGATACAGGAAGCTGAATGCGCTGATTGAGAGTGATTGTGTAGTCTGCCCACTTGTACGTACTTTAAGCAGTTTACACTTCACAGGCATCGGCCATAGTTTCTGTTCTCTAGTACGTCTACCAGCACCATATACTTGTGGACCTGCACCATATGCGCCGCTTTCATTCGGTACAAAGGTGAGTGAGCGAGCAGGTACTAGTTGACCTGTTGCTGCGTTCTTGTATATGTTGTCAGTAAACAGTTCGACAGTGAATTGTGCTAAGCCGTTAGCATCAACATGACAGAAGCGTAGTGCTTTAGTGTGCTGTCGAGCGCCGAAGTCGCTCCACGGTAGTTCCCACTCAAAGCTGATAGGCTCACCTTTGTATTCTTCCCAACTATCAAGCTCAGCTTCGCGTGCCTCTTGGAAGCTAGGAGCAGTTGTAGTTACATCAGCTAAGCACTTGTACACTAAGCCATCGTGATTGTCATACACGCGGTCGTTAGCGTGATATGTGTGTCCACTTGTCCATGTAGAGAAGTCATACATTCCATACCAATCACCGTAGACAGGGTTCTCAGCGGAACCATAACGCATCATGTAGCCATCTGGCGTGAACAAGAATGCACGACCTTCAAGCGTACCACAGCCGCAGTTGAAGCGCAGATATTCACCAGTAGCGGCGCGTGGCATAGTCTTGAAGCGCGACCATGCAAAGAGCTTCAACTGTGGCACGTAGTGGTAGATATAACCAGTAGTGCCGTCGATGACAGGAGTAATGTCAACAACATTACCACCACCACGCGCATCGGCGCCACTTGATGCAGGTAGGTCTTGACCTATCGACACTAATATATAGTTCTCATTCAACACACCTAACACTTTGCGAGTGCCATTGATGTTGGCAGGAGTAATTGAACCGAAACCTGTTGCGCCTGATATGACGATCTGATCGTTCTTCTCTAGCAAGTGTGCATCATGGCGCATTATCAACGAGCGCTTGGTAAATTCCTCTGCAGCCATATCAGTGTCGAAGTAGAACGGATCATCTGTCAGTCTACGTACATCTTGTGCGTCAAACTTAGGAATGTAAAAGTGAACAGAACGGTTCTTGCCATCGTAGAAGCCGAATGCCTTTGTACGCATAGTCTCTTTACGCATACGACCAATGTGCTTACTCATCATCGTTTCAATGTAGTTGCTCACACGCTCCGGTACTACAGCATTACTGATAGTTGACAACTTGGCACTAGGCACACCGTTGAAGTCCAGCATGAACATGTCACTGCCTATTTCTACTATCGAACGCGGTGCATTGCTGCCAAATCCGTTCATAGTATCGACAGGTTGCGGATCGTGTCCACCTGCATCATTGTAGATGCCAAGCTTCATCATCGTCGTTGAACTAGGAGAGATGACAAGTAGCGCGTCTTTGATAACTGCAAACCCACGAACAGCTTGTTCAGGGCTTGCTATGATCTTAGACATATCAATGTCAACAGCGTCCTGCGGATTAGTGGTGCCAGTGAACACCATTGCTGTGTCTTTAGCAGCAACACGTATCTCCGTTACGTGATCTGGATACTGTGCTTTGTCTGTGTCGTGAATGGTGAAATAGCGGAATGCTGACTTACATGCGTCGAACGCTGGTACGTTGACATTGCTGCTAGCATTGCCGGGATCAACTAAATAACGCACCCAACCTGTTGTACGTGTGAAGTCTATGGTGAGCGGTTTATCGTGTCCGTTACTGCAGATTAGCTCTTTGCCAAACACATCGTGTGCTACGAAGTCAGTATAGCTCCAACCGGGGAGTGTAGGGTCTACAGTGTTTGCTATGTTGTTATCCCATATACGCTGTACACCTTTCACACGGTCGATTGTCAATATCTCGCCAGCACTCGTCCATAGAATGACGTAATTGCTGAAGTACCGACATTCAACAGGTTCACCGCCTAGTGCGTGTGTGTCACGCACACTAGTCCAATTCAGCGGCGTACTGGTTTGTGTAGCTGTCGCTTTGCCATTGACTACTATCTCATAGGTGTTAACGTCTACTACCTTACGAATGCCGTGTGTAGTATTCATCATCTCCGCAGTGATGCCATTAAAACTACCAACGAAGCCACTAAAGGTGACATGATTGCCAGCCGTGTAGCCATGCGCTGTCTGTAGGATAGTAACGATGTTGCTATCTAGTAGTGTAGCAATGCCACCAGCTACTACGTTGGTAGTGCTAACAGTACCTTGCTTCAGCTTCAACCACATTTCGTAAGCGAACCGTGGACCTACACGCCTGTCGGTGTACGTAACCATGTTGTCGAAGACAGGAGCAAACTTAGCAGTCAAGTTCTGCTCACTGTCAACTACGTTCAATCCGCCGCCGAAGTCTCTAATAGTTGTGTTATTGAGCTTCGGTGTAGGCCGCGGCTGTTTCGGTCTGCCGAGTGGCTTTAACCGTGTAAGCATCTGCACCATAGCTAACGCCACCTGTTGACGGTTGAACGTGAAGACATAACAGTGTCAAGTGGTATGTTAAATGTTTGTCTGTTGAACTGACTAAGTGCATCTTGGAATAGAACACGGAACTTGTCACTCGCACCGGGATTTGTCCCATCATCTTCTAATACGTCCCAACATGTGCCGAGCATGAGTAGTTGCGTGTCTATGAATATCTCGTCGCTGTCTTTCTCAAAGTCAGCGGGTTTAGTGCGATATGTCACATATACAACGCCTTGCGTGTTGACAGGCAGTACTCTAAACCAACGCGCTTTGTTTCTACCCTGTGGTCGTAGGCTAGGATATTGAATATCAACATCGCGCACGTTCATCGGCGCTATAGGCAATGGCTTAGGTGAGTTCTCCCAAAACACACTGTGTAAATCGCGCCAATCGTTGAGCTTGCCTGTCAAGTCGCCAGTGATTTGTCCTGTAACACCGTCAAGTGTGTAAGGCTCCTGATATGTAGTATACTCAGGTAGCCAATACTCACGGAATATCATGTCGAACTTGTGCTGAACTGCTAACTGTATACGCGGCTCAGCATATATCTGCGCGTCAAGACCTTCGACTAGTGCAAGACGCTGCAACACTTTGGTAACAATGTCACCGAATGTAATCACGTTGCACCTCCACAGCTACACGAACGGCCCGCGTGGTGGACTATCCACGCGAGCCATTCGCGCCCGTCCCTCAGAACTACTCTACTTCGTAGTAGGCTTTGCACTGTGAGCAGCAGGTGCAGCACTGGTCAGTTGATCTTTTTTGAGCGTCACTACACTGCCATCTGCGAGTGTACACACGAGCTGACCACCGTCCTTCTCATAGCCGGGGTCATTCGGGTTAGCATCACGCACTGCGACAACACTCTGTCCTTTATACTGCTGAGCATATTCAACCACTTCAACCTCCTGATGTTGGTTGCCAAGATTACACGGTACTACACAATTACGTGTGCACTACCATGCAGGTTGCTACGATCTACAACGCATGTGAAGCGATAAGTGCGTACACCATCAGGAGCGGCGTTTGGCGTATAAGCACCACGCGGATCGCCACTGGTGAGCGACTGCGTAACTACACCTGCAAGCAATGCGCCAGCAGTTGCAGCAACATCACTAGTCAACTCACCATACATCGACGTATGCAGCACCTTATACGGCACGCCGAGAATGACGCCGACGCCAATGCTGATTGTAGCTGCCACTGCCGAGCTAACATACGCTACTTCTTTGAACATCTTTTTACCAGTGACAGCACCAGCGATGAGTGTAACACTCTCTCGCATGGCTTGACCGAGATAGTCATAACCCACGATCACACCAGCACCACCGGCACTAGAAGTAACAGTGACGTTACGACCATAACGACCCATGATGGCGTCGTTCTGTACAACTGCTGGCGCAACATTGCCAGCAGCAGCGAGAATGACGCCGTTAGCTAGTACAGCAGCACCCGCTGCAACGCACGCAGGAATGTCAACTGTACTGTGTCCATCAACGCTCACATCAGCCGCATAACAGCAATCAGCTACGCGGTGATTGATGCGGCGCATACCGGGGATAGCAACTTGTACCGCCATGTGATTATTCCTCTACTGTCTCTTGCTCTCCACTCGCAAGCAGCTTTTCAACGAGTGACGGATCACTCTCTACGAGCTTCGTGAGAATATCGAGCGCTGTCTTCTGTTTGTCTGACAATGCAGCACTCATTTGCTGCATCCCAACTGGTGTATCGTCGCCGCCTTCAATCAACAGAGGAACAAGGTTCTTGTTGAGCTTCAAGCGCACTACATCTTCATGTGAGAGGAATGCACTATCACCGCGCAGTGTACGTACCATGTAGCCTTCAAGCACTACTTCAGTTGGTACTACTCTGAAACCGATTTCATCTTTAACAGTGCGATTGACGATAGTCTTACGCGTCATCGGTTCGATAGTGTACGCTGGAACGGGCTTCTTACGCTCGTCCATCGTATATGCTGCGCGCTTCTCTTGGAAGCTCACTACTGAGGGCGTTTCAGCCATACTTGCTCCTTTAGCTATACATTGTATAGCGGTTAATCGTTGACGACTGCATGTGTGCGGTATTGCTTCCACGTGCAGAACTGGCACTGCGTGATGACACGCTGGCCGTAGCCGTCAATCGTCCACGGTGCTGTCAAGTCAACATTCTTCATGTTGTTGTCACCGAGGATATGAAGACGCAGGTAGGTGTCATTAAGGAAGTACGCACGATCAACGGGGCAGCTTTCATCATAGATGATCGGCACACCATTGTGACTTACACCGTCGAAGCCCAAGTCCATCATACGCTTGCCGCTGCTGGTGTTGGTAAGCGGGATGGTAAGCTTGCTACGAACAGCAGCGCGGTACAAGCGATAGTGATTACGGCCAGCGATGATGACTTTAGGCCGCTCTGTACCTTGTTTGAGGTCGAGCAATACGTCATCATAAGCTTCTTCGATGTTGGTACTG